TTCTTCAAATACATTTCAGACAAAGTATGCATATCAGTTCCACGACTGGTTGCCTGCTTTGTGATTTTATTTGCTTGCTCTTCTCCTACTTTCTTTCTCCAATCAGCAAAGAACTGACGGTTCTTATGACTGGTCACAGAAGTAATGGAGACAAGTCGCAACAACTCATCTCCTTCTGGAACTTTATAGTACCTTACTCCATCAATCGTTTCCCTTTCAAGATAGGGAAGTTTAATATCAACGTGATTAAACATTACAAACCAAGTTCCATTTTTGCTACAAGATATTCCTTAACGATTCCAGAACGAACAATATCATCAATACCAAATTCAATCATATCAAAAGAAGGCATTTTTCTCAAAATATTAATAAAGTCCACAATACCACTTCTTTCATTTGATTTTACTAAATCTGATTGACTTGCATCACCACAAAAACAAACTCTACTATTTTCACCAACACGAGTAATAATAGAATCCAATTCATGAAAATTGAGATTTTGAAATTCGTCAATAATAATAATTGAATTGTCCAAGGTAGTACCACGAACAAATGAAGTGCTCCAAAACTTAATAGTTTCTTGGGTTTTTAAGTTCCCATAAAGCATCTCAAACTCTGCATCAGAAGGCATCTGGAACATATACTTCACCATATTCTTATAAGGAATTTGATAAAGTGATGATTTATCTTCATGAGTTCCAGGAAGAAATCCAATCTCTCTTGTTGCTACAAGAGAACGAACAATATAGATTTGTTCATAAGGAGTAATTGGATTCAAAACATCTTTTAGTGCATTATAAAGTGTAATGAATGTTTTACCAGTACCAGCAGCACCATAAGCAACTATTTGCTTACCAAGTGCATAAGAATCAAAAAGTTTCTTTTGATTCTCTGTCAATGGTTCAATATCCAAAAGTAATTCTGGACCTATTGGTTTTCTTCTTTTCATTTGCTTTGTAGTTAATCCAACTCCGATTGGTTGGTTTTCACTGCTGCTTCTTCTTTTTCTTGCCATTAGATTTTTTTTACAGTTGAACCAGGCATTTTCCCTGCCCTTTCTAGGACAGTGTTCCACGAAGGATTTTTGGTAATAAGTTTGTCTTTCCACTCACCAACCTCTCCTGGACTTGCGGATCCTTGTGACCAATCCCGTTTCCATTCAGGATTGTCCTGATACCACTGGGTAATGTCATGAACACTCATTTCAATTACTTTCGTCTCACCAGTTTCTTTATGAATAATTGGATATATTGCCATAAGTTATAATAATTTACAAAAATATTTATTCTATGCAAATAGATGGTGCATCATCGCATTCAATGCAATCAATGCACTCATCTATGTCTGGATTTTTTTTCAGAAACTCTTGAAATTCTTGTTCACTAAAAAGAACTTTGAATATATGACCAGTGAGATGGTCTTTAACACAATAGGTTTTCATTTTTATGGAGACAATCTAGCTTTATGTAACCTCTTTTCTTCATAATAACTAAAAATTTCAGGAATCCATTCTTTAATAATTGGAACCATACCTTCACAAAGTGCCTGAATTTCTAATTGAGCATCCAGTTTTGCACGAAGATCCAAGAAATGAAGTGCTGCTCTCAATGAGAATGAAACTACAAAGTTCTGACGAATGTTCTGAGGAAGATAATCACGGAGATGTTCTTCTGCCATACCACGTTTTTCAAAGTTCTCTGCATAACGTTCAGATGCTGCTACACAGAACTTCAATTGTCTTTCATAATCTTCTTGCGTCCATTCATACTTATGTGCCTTGCGGTCCAAATAAAGACCAGGAGGACGCACATAATAAACTTCTTCGGGTCTTAGATCACCCTTAGCAACCTTAATCACACGACGACCAGTATAACGTTGTGATTGAACATCAAATGATACACCAACACGATGAGTTCGTGCCTGAACCATTACATTATGAACGAATCCAGCACAGTCCAAAGTGATTGCAGGATGTTCCAACGGTCCCCAATGACCCCTTTCATTTGCAAGTAATTGGTCCACAACCCACTTTCCGCATTCTTTTTCAAACGGAATATCTTTCGTATGAATGGGTTCCTCAGAGTAATCATTCTTTCCTGCCTGATAAACAAGAGTTTGTGGAAGTGGTGTCTGCCGAAGCAACACAACTTTCATATTCTTATCTAGTTCTAGAAGATCTTTTGCTTTTACTGGTTTCATCCAAACCAACTCCCTTTAAGTGTTCTGTAAGATTGTTTTAGTGCTTTTTTAGTCGTCGTCATCTTCAAATACCTCATCGTAATCTACAACTCTATTTGTTGCATCTTCATATCTATATGATGTTGGGTCTGAATAAATTTCTTCTTTCAGACTACTAATAAGAAGTTCTAAATTTTTAACTATAAGTTTTAGTTTGTCTCGGTTCATAACTCCGTAGTGTTTTTTACTATTTTACATAAAAAAAGGAGACCTGTCAAGGTCTCCTTTAAATCAACGCATTGCCATTGCTAATTTTGCTTTTTGTTTGAGTTGTTCTTTTTCTTTTTGTTGCTTGATCAAAACAAGCTGCCAGTTATTTTTAGTTTTCATTGAGGGTGCTCCTTTACTTTTGGTATTGGTGCGTTCCTTCGGTATCCCTACTTCCGTTTGCTATTCGCAAATAGCAAATGAACGTTTAGTATATATATAATTAGTTTTGTAACATTTGATACAAAATTAATATTTAATGATTCTAAATGATCCGTTTTCTTCTACGATTGCTGAACAAGTATCTGTCCAATCTCCACAACACATATATGCGAGATTATCATACTTACGAATATTTGCATGATGAATATGACCAGCAATTACTCCGTCATAACCACCAAGTTTTCTCACATAACGAATTAAATCATATTGATAATTATTGATATAATCTTTACCTCTCTGAATATTCTTTAAAAAATTAACCAAAGAAAATCCGATTGTTTTTTTCAAAAAGTTATTTAATGGAGTAATCGTTTCGTATCCCCAATTCATAAAGTACTGCTTCCATGAACCAGAAGAATATTGAGAGTATTGATCTCCGTGAACGCAAAGGAATTTTTCTCCTTGTTTGCTGATGTGAATATATTGATCACACACAACAAGATTATCCAATTTAAAAGATTTGTTTTTTACATATTTTCTTGCAATCGCATCGTGATTGCCAAGAACATAAATCACTTCTGTTCCTTTTCTACAAATATCAACAATCTTTTCTACTGCTTTTGTGTGCCCTTTTCTCCAATGTGTATTATATTTTTCCATACAATGCACATCTAGAATATCACCAACCAATACAAGTTTTTTTGTATTAAGTTCATTCAGAAACTTAAGAAACTTTTCGATGTTGCATCTATCTGTTCCCAAGTGAACATCAGAAATGAAGACTGTATCAAATTGCGTCTTGTTCATTTTCCTTAAGTAGATTGGTTACAAGTTTTTCTGTTCCATCTAATTTTTTAATTTCATAAAGAGAAGATTTCATATATTTTTTAATTTTCTTATATTGCTTTTTGATATTTTGAAATTCTTCAAAATTAATATTTGCTTTGATGTTATTGTCAGTCATCTTTTTTTCTTGGTTTCTTTTGGCACATATCCATAAACTTTTGGATTGACTTTACCGTCTGTCCATTTAATGTCTAAAATATTTCCCTTACCATAAGTATCATAATAGTAATCAAATATTTGAACTCTTCCTGATGCTTGGACAACATCATATGTTTCTTTATTTTCAGAAATATAAGTTACAAGATATGAATTGATAGGAAGTTGTATATTTTTAGCAGCAGATTTATCACAGTCTTTATGTATAATATTCATTTTTATCTTATGAACGTCCACCCCATTGAATATCAGGATATGCTTCTGATACTATTTCTTTTGTAATTTTATATTTTGATTGAAGTTTTTTATCTTTCACAAGGCAGATAATTTGTGCTTCAAGAGGATGAAGTCCTTCCAACATTTGAATGAACATAGTCTCTCTACGAAGACCAGAAAGGGAATCATTTCCACCTTTAATAAAATTAAAAAATCTTTTAAATTCTTTACGAATGGTAGTATGACCACCAGTTAAATCACTTGCATTTCCAAGTGAAGTAGTTTCATTATACTCCATCGTATCGACAAGATTTTCTACCTTATCAGTTAAAGTTCCTTTGAACTTTTGTTCATTTTTTAAATTTGAATATGGAACATCACCAGGAGGAAGAATTGTAATTACAGATTCATCAAAATTCCAAATGAACAGTGCCTTCAAAGAAGGATGATCATATTTTTGTAAAATCTCTACTTTTTTTGCAGCAGACCTTTGTTTGTTTATAAGATCAAAAATTTCAAACACAAATGGATTTGCTGGAAGTTCAATACTAACTTCTTTTGGTGCTGCTGCTTTTTTAACTGTTGTTTTTTTAACTGCTATTCTTGTAGGCATAATAGGTTGTTTCAACTCAATTTTTACTATTTAGATTAATCCTCGTCTTCTCCTTCCAGTTCTTCAATTTCTTCAAACATCATTGGGTCAAATCTTACTGAAATGACTTCATCTGCAATGACATTTCCATCTTCATCAAAAAATTCTGGGTGAAGATATCCTTGATTTCTTTGATATTCAAAGCTAAGATTTCTTCCTAACCAACCGATAACTCCACCGACACATAAAAAAAGAAAACTAACTAAACAAAAAAGGGTGAGTTCTGGTGCGGTCATTTTCTGTCTCCGAGAGATTTACATTTTTCTAATAACAGAGAGTTTAAATTCAATATGTATTTCTCTTTTGATAAGAGAAAAAACTTTACCAAAATGAAACTCTCTTTCTTTAAGTTCTTCTGGAATCGTCTTTCCTCCTCTGCGAAGCATTAACTCAAATCCACGATTTATTTCGTGACCATCAAACTTATTTATCGACATTATAGCATATTATTTTCTTGCAAATACTTAACAGTATCTGAACATCCACCTAAATGTCGTTGACTATAAATGACTTGTGGAAATGTAGAACCTTCACCAAATTCAGCATAGAATTCTTCTCTGGTGAAATTAGTTCCCAACTCATAATAAACAACTTGTTCTCCTTTTGTTGCAGAGACATGACTTAGAATTGTTTTAACCTTGTCGCAATATGGACAACCGTGTCTTGAATAAACTGTAAAACTCATAAAACTATTAGCAAAGGTATAAGAATTATTAAAAATGAAATTAAGATCCCCATTACTTCGGAAGCAATGGGGTAGATACTACCATCATTCATAAATGTTAAGATGCATTATTTCGTCTTGGTCTGTACTTATATAGATTTGTATTTGATTGTGGTTTCATCCAATCCAATATAGCATCATGTCTTTTTTCTGTAAAGAATTCTTGATTATAATACCAAGTCTCCCAATCAGAATGTGCCTTAGAACGATTACAAGACTCACAACAACAAACTACATTCGTAATAAAATCACTTCCACCTTTACATTGTGGAACTACATGATCAATTGTTAATTTTTCTGTGCTTTCACAATAAGCACATTTGTGATTCCATTTTTCTCGAATTGACTGTCTCCACATTCGTTTTGCATCTGAACTTGAACTTGTGTGTAAATGATACAAATACTCGTCAGAAGAATTGTAGAGTTCCATAAAGGAAAGCAACTTATAACTATTTATTTTTCTTTCTTATAACCCCTATAAGTTCTTTCAAAGTAATATAGATGTAGTGAAACTCATCATAATAAGTGATATCTGAGTCTCGTTTAAGAATCAGTAGGATTTTCTTTATCATATTTTTTCTTACAAATATCTCTTGCCCAAGCACGACTTAAACTATCAACATAAGAACATCCTTTTTTAGACTCCCCACAGTATGGACATTTTGCATCTGGGGGGTCCTTCAAGTATCCCTCAGGTGTGTACATTTTTCTGTTTCTAATATTCTCAGTTTGCTTATGTTTGCGATGATTCATACAACAAAAAGTTCTTGTTGACCTTGTGGAAGTTTTATTTGTCCAAGTTGTTTCTGCTGACGAACATTCTCTGAAACATTAGTCACAGCAATATTTGTAGTTGGAAGTGCTTTGGGCATTTCAATATCAATCACTGGTCCCATCAGAAACTTATTTCTGGTATAAGTGCGATTAGCAGGATCAAAGGCAACCATTTCTAATGCATCTCTTTCTTCACCACAATCTACAATTTTTCTACCAGTCTTAGTTTCAATGACTGAGAAATAATCTTCACTATTATACTTGTTCATTCTTGTCTTCTGGTTCTGTTGTTTTATTATAAGGCATTTTCATCGGTCTGTAAAGGTTGGGCCAGGTATCACGAATAATTTCTGCGAGTTTATATGGAGTTGTGGAAGATATCATAGGTATTGTGTGATGGACATTATAAACATGAAGATTCCAAAGAGTTGGAAGAGAAGGAGGATAAGAAAGAAGTCCATAAAAAAAGGAGTCCTTTTAGAACTCCTCTATTTATTTTTAGGTTTTATATCAACCGATTGTTGGTGCAGTAAGAGCAACTTGTGTTGTCTCAGCAGCAGCAAGGTCTAAAGGAAAGTTATGTGCATTCTTAAACTTTTCTTAACTATCTGGTATTACTACCAGGATTGGACTATATCATCACCATTTCTGGTGTCGGACGCTTATTCCTGTTATTAAGGAAACTCTATTCCTCAGGTAGTCTCTGAACCTTTCTCAGATGTATCTGAGACTTGG